TGCCGCGCCTGGGCCAGCTGGATAGACATCTGCGTCTGTACCGCAGTGCCGCGCGCCGCAGCGGCCTCGCGCGCGGCAAGAATGGTTGCGGTCTCAGCCTTGCGTTGATCGGCGAGAGCCGCCTGCACCACGGCCTCAGCCTGGGCGATACGAGCCGCCCTGTCGGCTAGCGCAGCCTTCACGGCCAGCCCAGACTTCGCCACATAGTTGGTCAGAGCTGCAACGCCCACGCCGCCCATGGCCACCGCCACCAGGTCGACGTTGTCGGCCAAGGCAATCAGCACGCTCGACAGGCCCGCGACAGCGCCGGTCTGCTCCTCCATGCCGCCCAAGAAAGCCTGAACGGCGTTGCCGATGTTTACCGGGGCGTCCTGCACACTGGTGGACATGTCGGCCGCAGCCTTGCGATTAGCCTCCACGGTACGCAGGAGACCGGTATTGATCGTTTCCAGTGACAGCTTGCCTTCCACGCCAAGCTTGCGGATCTCCTCTGCGCTCTTGCCGGTAGCCGAAGCGATCGCTCCGACGATCGTTGGCATCGCTTCCTGAATTGAAACCCAGCCATCGGCCTCAACTTTGCCGGTCTGCAAAGCCTTGGAGTAAGCGCCAAGGGCAGACCCGGCTTTGTCAGCGGACGCGGCGTTCGTTACCAGCAGGAAGCTGAAGCTGTCGGTGATGTCGAGGGTCTGCTGGGTGTCATAGCCCAGGCTGCGCATCGCATCGGCGGTACGGATGTAAAGCTCTTGCGCCTCGGCCAGGGGGCGGTAGGTTTCCTGGGCTGTACGCAGCAGGTGCTCCTGCACCGCCTGATATTCTCCAGCACTGCCGGCGGCGGCCTTCATACGGTCGGACATCTGCCC